AATGCTACAAAATGATAATGAAAAAGGAAGATAACAATGTCAGAACAAACGCAGATAACGGAGCAACCAGCTTCGCCTGTAGAAACGACACCAACGCCTACAGAAACTAAACAAGAAACAACAACACAACAACCTGTCTCTTCCACGACTGATCAGCCAAAAGTTGCAACGTCATGGAAAGAAACTATATCAGAAGAATTTAGAAATGATCCCAACATTGCTAAGTTTACTGAGATTGATGCGTTAGCTAAATCATATATTAACGCAACACGAATGCTTGGAACAGATAAAGTTGCTGTGCCAAATCAAAACTCAACTGAAGATCAATGGAATGAAGTTTATGATAAACTTGGTAGACCTGAGTCTGCTGATAAATATAAACTTGAAGCTAAATCAGATGTTGTACCAATCGAAGAAACAGCAGTAAAACAATTTGCAGAGAATGCTCATGCTCTAGGTTTAAATAATAAACAAGCACAAGGCATACTAGAGTTCTATAAAAATTCTATGGAACAAACTGCAAAGCAAACTCAAATTGATGCTGAGACTGCACAAGCAGAAGCTCAACAACAATTAAGACAAGAGTGGGGTAAATCTTACGATGCTAATATTCAAAAAGCTGCATCACTTGCAAAAGCAAACATGGATGCAAAAGTTTTGGATATGCAAATGAAAGATGGCTCAAGACTTGGAGATAATCCTGAAGTGATTAAAGGTTTCGCTAAGATTGCTGATATGCTTTCTGAAGATAAAATTATATCCACAGAGAGTGAAAATGTAAATCAAGGCAGAGATTTAGAATCAGAAATATCTCAAATCATCAATGACAGAAATAATCCATATTGGAATAAAGGTCATCCTGATCATGCTAAAATGGTTCAACAAGTATTAACATTAAGAGAAATGGCAAATGCCAAGTAGTGATCATTTGAACGACCAGGAACTTAGATTAGAAATACTCCGTATCGTTAAAGAAACTGGTACGGAGTTTCAAAAAAAAGAACCCTTGCCAATTTGTGATAAATATTATAAATGGGTTAAAGGTGGGACAATTCGCAAGATAAGCTCTGCGGACCCTACTGGCAAGAAGGAATAGACTCTAGTCTAAAAGACTTAAAATCCAAGAGATGCCTGTCAATTCTGACGGAGAACCTCTCTGATTGTTTTAACTATTAATACTAACAATAAGGGAGACATAATATGTCATCACAAGTAACAACAGCATTTGTACAGCAGTATTCTGCTAACATACAAATGTTATCTCAACAAATGGGATCGTTATTAAGAGACAAAGTTCGTCTTGAAAGTGTTGTTGGTAAGAACGCATTTTTCGATCAAGTGGGTTCTGTGACTGCCGTTAAAAGAACTAGCAGACATGGAGACACTCCACAAATCGATACTCCTCATGCAAGAAGAAGAGTATCTTTAGTGGATTACGAATTTGCTGACCTTATCGATGACCAAGACAAGGTGAGAATGTTAATCGATCCAACATCGTCTTATGCTCAAGCTGCTGCATTCGCAATGGGTAGAGCTATGGATGATGAAATCATTGAAGCTGCAACAGGAACATCATTCACTGGTGAAACTGGAAGCACATCAACTGCGTTGCCTGCAGGTCAAATCATAACTGAGGCTAGCACTGATGGTTTAACGATTGCTAAGTTAAGAGAAGCGAAAAAAATTCTTGACTTAAACAGCGTTGATCCAAGCATTCCAAGACACATCATTGTATCGCCTAAGCAGATAGATGATTTATTAGGAACAACATCTGTAACGAGTTCTGACTTCAACACAGTCAAAGCTCTAGTACAAGGTGAAGTTAATGCCTTTATGGGATTCAATTTCATCGTGTCAAACAGACTATCAATCGCTTCTTCAAAAAGAGCTTGTATCGCTTTCGCACAAGACGGAATCGCACTTGGCGTAGGCAAAGATGTAATGGCTAGAATAGACGAGAGAGCTGACAAAGGTTACGCTACTCAAGTTTACTACTGTGCGTCTTTCGGTGCTACAAGAATGGAAGAAGAGAAGGTAGTAAAAATCGAAGCACACGAAGCGTAATAGAGGAGGAAAAATATTATGGCAAACTCAATACAACAAGCATTGATTGCATCAACTCCTTCACAAAAGGTAAAAACTAACGAACTCTCAGGTAGAGTGAGAATAGCTTTTGCTGAATACGAAGCGAGTGCGGAGCAATCAACTATACATATGTTTAGCATACCAAATGGTGCGAGACTTTTATCAGGATCAGTAGCATACGATGCACTTGGTGGATCGACTACAATTTCTGTAGGTTACGCAGCACACACTAAAGCAGATGGTACAACTGAAGCAGCAGACGTAGATGAATACAAAGCTGCAGCAGCTTCTACATCAGCTGAAAGTGTAGCGGTGTTAGACACAATTGCATTAGGCAAAAACACAGTAACAGATGCTGACAAAGATGGTGTCCCAGTTACAGTTACATTAGCAGGTGCTAATGGTACTGGTACTATTCAGTTGCAAATGTTATACGTAATTGACTAATAAGTAATTTAGGTGGGGGAGCAATCCCCCATCTTTTAATTATGACAACAAGTGATTTTGATCCTAGACTTTTAGGATTATACGAAAAACCAAGAGACCTATTGCATTTTCAGTGGCAAGACGATACTAAGGTATATAGATATGCTTTAGTTGAAGTTATTTCAGAAAAAGATATAAACTCAAGAACTAAGCAAAAAAAAGATGAGTTAGGCTTAACTCAAAAAGAAATTTGGAGCAAGTATGGCATCAGTAGTAGACATCTGTAATGGAGCATTAAATCAATTAGGAGCATCAACAATATTAAGTTTAACTGAAGATTCTAAGAATGCTAGACTTTGTAATGCTAGATATACTCAAGTTAGAGATGCAGTATTTAGATCACACCCTTGGAACTGTTTACAAAAAAGAGTTCAACTAGCAGCAGATAGTGATGCACCTGCTTGGGGTTTTACTAAACAATATACTTTACCAGCAGACTGTTTAAGAGTTTTAACTATATTAGATTACGATGCAGATTATAAAATAGAAGGTAGAAAAATCTTAACAGATAATTCTACAATGAAAATTTTATATGTTTCAAGAATTGAAGATCCTAACGAATATGATGAATTATTAAGAGAAACTTTATCAGCAGCTTTAGCTGCCGACATTGCTTACGCTGTCACATCATCTAACCCAACAGCATCAAATATGTACAATCTATTTCAAGATAAATTGAAAGATGCTAGGTTTGTAGATTCAACAGAGGGTCAAAACTTAAACCCTGAAAAAGGAATGGCGGATGTTATTGGAGCTGATACGTTTATCAATTCGAGGTTCTAATACATGGCAAGAGTTGCAGTACAATTAACTAACTTCACTGGCGGTGAACTATCACCAAGATTAGATGGTCGTAATGATCTAAACAAATATTCATCAGGCTGTAAGACTTTAGAGAACATGATTGTTTACCCTCATGGTTCAGCAGCTAGAAGATCAGGTACACAGTTTGTAGCTGAAGTAAAAAATAGTGCGGCTAAAACAAGATTAATACCTTTTGAGTTTTCTACAACACAAACTTATATGCTTGAGTTTGGTAATCAGTATATTCGTTTTTATAAAGACAATGGTCAGATATTAGAATCAGATGTAACGATTTCAGGAGCAACACAAGCTAATCCAGTTGTGATTACAGCAACAGGTCATGGATATTCTAATGGTGATGAAATATCTATTAGTGGTGTTGTAGGTATGACAGAACTCAATAACAAAAGATATTTAGTTGCAAACAAAACAACCAATACATTTGAGATTACAAATGTTGATGGCACGAATATTAATGGTACAGGTTTTACAGCATACACTTCAGGTGGTGTAGCTAATAGAGTTTATGAAATATCAACTCCATATTTAACAGCAGAACTATTTGAGATTAAGTTCGCACAATCTGCTGACGTTATGTACATCACACATCCTAATCACGAAGTAGAAAAACTATCAAGAACAGGTCATACCTCTTGGACTTTGGCTGATGTTGATTTTACTGATGGTCCATACTTAGATGATAACATTACAACAACAACATTAAATCCTTCAGCACATACAGTAGGAACAGGAGTTACAGTAGTAGCTTCAGCGACTACAGGAATAAATGGTGGTAGTGGATTTCAATCCACTGATGTTGGAAGATTAATTAGATTTGTTGATGGTTATGGAAAGATAACAGCAGTTGCAGATACATTAAATTTTACTATGGAGATATTAGAAGATATGGGTTCTTCCACAGCTTCTACAGATTTTGCATTAGGTTCTTTCTCAGACACAACAGGTCATCCAACTTGCGTAACCTTCTTTGAACAACGATTAGTTTTTGCAGGAACAACAGATCAACCTCAAACATTATTCTTTTCTAAGTCAGGTGATTATGAAAACATGAATGAAAACAGAGGTGGTACTGTAGCAGATGATGATGCTATTATTTATACCATTGCATCGAACCAAGTAAACGCCATTAGATTTATGACGGCAACAAGAACTTTAATTGTTGGCACAGCAGGTGGTGAGTTTACTGTATCAGGGGGAGGGACAGACGTTGCGATCACTCCTACAAATATACTAATTAAAAAACAATCTAACCATGGTGCAGCAAACTTAGATGCTATTGCAGCAGGTAACGCAACTTTATTTTTACAACGTGCTAAAAGAAAGATTAGAGAACTAGCATATAACTTTGACGTTGATGGTTATCTTGCACCTGACATGACTATTCTCTCTGAACATATCACTGAAGGTGGTATTACACAGATGGCATATCAACAAGAACCTAATCAGATTGTTTGGATGACAAGAGATGATGGTGAGTTAATAGGTTTAACTTATCAAAGAGAACAACAAGTTACCGCTTGGCACAG